TTTGATTCCTAAGAGCAGCCTGCTGCTTTTTTTCGAGCTTATCATGCGCCTCTTTCAACAGATCGAAGCGGTCCTGCAGATCCTCTTTCTCTTTTTTTAAAGCCTTAACTTCTTCCATAGGCACAGAGGGATTTGCCAGTTTTTCAACTAGCTTTTCTTCGATACTTTTCAGCTGCGCCCCGACAGTTGCCATCTTCTCTTTCATTTCGTATAAAGTTGCCATTGGCTTACATTCCTCCTAAGATTTTTTCACGCTTTTTAATACTTGCCTTTAATTCTTGAATCATTTTGGTTCTTTCTTCCTCGCTTAATTTATCCGCAGCCCCGTCCAGGTTTTTGCCTTTTAGGGCATCAGGAACGTTTTTGTAGTTCTTAAGCATTTCAGTACTCACACTTGCGGCGATTTTTTTCTCTTCGAGTAGTTCGTCGCAAAGACCGTAATCAACACACTCCTGGCCGGTAAGCCAGGTTTCCGCGTCAAGCAACTCGACTAGTTTGTCCTCAGTCAGCTTCTCCCCAGTTTTATTTAAGTAAGCGGGGATCATGGCTTCCCTGATTTTATCCAGATCATCCGCCATTTTACGCATCTCCTGAGCGTTGCCCATGGCAAAGCCCCAGGGGTTATGAATCATCATCATGGCATTAGCAGGCATATAGATGTTATCGCCGGCCATAGCGATGAGGCTCGCAATACTTGCGGCAATACCATCAACATAAATATTCTTTTCGGCGCTGTGGCGTTTCAAGATAGAATAAATAGCCTGGCCCTCGAACACGGAACCACCACAGGAATTGATGTAAATATTCAGCGTTTTAATGTCGCCCAGAGCTTTCAGGTCTTTGGCGAAGTCAGCAGCCGTTACGTCGCCATCAAGCCACTTGTATGGAACAATATCACCATAAATATAAACCTCTCCAGTATCGTCACTATCTGCGGCTGCTTTAATTTCCCAAAACTTTTTATTTGTCTTGTTTTTGTCCAATATGGAAAGGGGCGATTTGCCCGATGCGAACACGGAAAAATCTTTTTTGTTGTTCAATTCCTCACTTCCTTTCACGGGGTTGGTCTACAGGATACAGATCGCCGCTCATGTAAAGCTTATCTCCTCCCGGCTCAGGCGGCAGGTCCTCCCAACCCCTGACTTCGTTTGGCTTAAAGAATCCAGTGCGAACACCCTTGAAATAAAATTCTCCACGAGTTTTCATGTCTCCACGGAGAAGGCTGTTGATATTAAATTTAAAATAGCGCCCCTTTAGGCGTTCTCCTGGTGTGAGCAGTTTACGGTTAAATTCCTTCTCGTATTGAGTAACTATAGAAACAAGGGTCCCCTGGACAAATTCTAACGCCATTTGCTCCATACTTGCGTAATTAACGCCCTCAGTTTCGCCGAGCATGTGAGCAGGCATGTTATAAACCGATGCGACACGCGTCCGGGTAATACGCTCAACCTCAAATACCCTGGTATCAATAAATTTACGTTCGATTTCCTTGATTTCAGTGCCCTGCTCCTGAATGAGCACCCCGCCGTTCTCCTGATAGAATCGCTTAAAGCTATCAAGCACTTCTTTCTTTTTTTCATCTTTAAGTTGTGTCGCCATTTTAAGAATGAAACTGGCTTTAACCGCCCCATCTACCTGGTCCAGGGTAAACTCTTTAACCTTCGTATCAAAATCAATAGTGTTTTTAAGCACATCTATCGGACTGATACCAACATAGCCCGTGGTGTGAATATGCTTAACATGAAGCATGTCCATATTGTAGACATAATAAGTGCCATTATCACCTTCAATTTCATACCAGAGCTCTTTTGTGTTTTTTTCAATAACCGGCTTAACTTTAGCTGGATCTAAGATCCAAAGTGCCGCTACCTGAAAATTATTGTCATAATCTTTAAGTGCATAACCATTGCCACTTGTATTTCGAAAGGCTTCCAGTGTCCTGATAAAATCAAACCCGGTCATGTTCGGATTAGGAGAGTTGGATAATAAATCCGATATGCCGGTGCTAACCGGTTTAAAGTCTTCAAGTAATTTTAATGGCAAGCTCGCCATGCTATTACTCAGCCGGCTAACAGCAGCAAAAATTGTTTCGTTTGTAGCCAGTGTCCGCGATGAAAGCCTGCTGAAAATATTATAAGGCTCAAACCATGAACGAAAACGGTCATACAAATTAGAACTAGCCGCCGCTTTAATCCCCCCAACAGCCAGGCGTCCGAAAAAGCCCCTTATTTTTTTAAAAAAATTCACAAGTTTTTCACCTCCCCAGCAAATCCTTGACTGAGATAAATCCTACCCCGCCGCCTGACTCATGAGCCTGGACCATCAGCTTCATTGTTTCTGTATGTGCATTCAACCAGGCCGCAAACCCATCAATTTTACGGTATCGATTCTGTTTAGTGGGCAGCCAGTTGCCATTACGGTCATCAACTAATTTAACGTTGTTTAAATACCAACGGAATAATTTGTTTTGGTTAAAAATTACTCTGCCGTCAAGCAGCAGTTCCTTTATGTCTTTTAATGCCGGGCTTAAAGTAAGAGCTCCTTGGCGAACAAACCTGGTCCATTCCTCTCCACCGTACCCCCTAAGATCCTGCACTAGACGATAAGCATTTGCCGGGTCGTATGTGATAAGAGTTATAGCGTATTTTTTTGCCTGCTCTATAAACCAATTATAAACAAGGCGATAATCAACATAATCACCTGGGCAAATGGTTAGCAACCCTTCATTATGCCAATCTCGGAAAGGTAGTTTTTCATTATCTATATCAACTTTACGCTGCGGCACAAATGAATGAGACAAAACAAAGACTCGTCCATCCTCCAGAGGAAACTCCAAGCAGCTGCTTGTAAAGTCCTCCGTGCTGGAAAGGTCAAAACCCCCAATACAGTTAGCGCCACGGAGGCTTTCTGGGTCAATGTAATCGTCGTTTCGCTTTATGATTTCATAATCAATAAAACTTTGCTCGTCAGATTGAACAAAGATATTAAGGCGTTTAGTAATAAAGTCGTTCCGTTCTGCCGGGATATGTTTGCGGCTTTCCCATTCCTCGATCATTTCTTCAAGTTTAATTGTCACGCCCAGGTTAGGATTAGCCTTCACCCAAAGTGAATGGTCTTCAATGTCATCATCTTGATCCAATTCTGCCATGTAATAAAAAGAACGCTCGTCCTGAATAACGCCTTCCAGAATATCAGCGCCTTTTTCATAATAGTCCATGAGCGGGCCGTCCAGTTGATAACCGGCCGTAGTGATATAAATAATCAAGGGTTGCTTTCTTGCTCCAGTGCTGTTTTTAACAATGTTAATTAGTTTATAATTTTTGTATTCATGTATCTCGTCGAATGTTCCTAGGTGACAGTTCAGGCCGTCGAGCTTCTCACTGTCGGATGCCTGGGGCTCGATCTTGGAGAATGTCCCGTCATAGTATATCGCGTCCCTTAACGCTCGAAAGTGCTTCTTTAGGACCGGGCTTGCCTGGACCATGGCTTTGCACTCGTCGTAGGTTAACCTGGCCTGCTTCATGCTATTGGCCAACTGATAAACCCTGGCGCCGTTTTCTCCATCCTTTGAAGCGCCGTAAAGGGACAGGCCAGAGACTTTAGCCGTTTTACCATTCTTCCTGGCCACAAAAATAAGACCTTGTCTGAATCTGCGAAGCTTTGTTTTTTTGTGTACCCAGCCGTAAAGGCTGCCAATAATGAAATGTTGCCAGGACTGCAAGTTTAATCTTTCAAAGTCTCCCTGGGACGGTTTGCAAAATTTTTCTATAAATTCAATAGGCCGGTAGGCAATGTCCGGGTCGAAAATATAAGGAAATTCTTTAGTGCCTTGACGCTCAAGGTCCTTAAGGTGCCGCTCGCAGGCTAACTTTACTTTTTGGCAAGCAATAACCTTGCCGGTTAAAACGTCTTTTACATACTGAGCAACTTTAAGTTTAGAAGTTTTCGAAGTCGTCGCCATCGTTTGCCTTCACCGCCTCTTTACGCTGGGCGGCTGTCAGGCCAAGAGACTTTAAAAGTGCGTTCAGGACTTGAGCCGTTTTGGTAGCTTCTATAGCCAGAGGGTTTTTGACCAGGTTAGTAGCTCCCGCCTTGTTGGTATATTCTGTCATTAACCCTGTTTTCCGAATTTCCTTGAGCATTTTTTTATAGAGCGCATGAGTTTCACAATAAAGATTAATGAGCTCGTCATCGGACGGTTGGTACCTATCTCCAAGGTAAGATTTTATTTTTTTACGTAAAACAGTGCTGGCCATGGGGTAAACCCCCTTTCATGGAAAATTTATCCGTATAGAAAACGAAGG